CCACGCGGTGACCTGGCTCGTGGGGTGTTCGGCGCACCTCCCGGATCGTACTTCGTCGAGTTCGACTACTCACAGGTTGAGCTTCGCGTCGCTGCATTGCTGGCGCGTGAACAGACGATGATGCACCTCTACAACACCGGCCAAGACATCCACACCACCATGGCTATGACGATGACTGGAAAGCCATGGCACGGCGGCAAGTGCGGGTGTGGTCAGTGCGTCACGACTGAGGAACGGAAGAAGGCCAAGGCCGTTAACTTTGGCTTCCTGTATGGCATGGGTTGGCGCAAGTTCGTTATGACCGCCTGGGAGAACTACGGGGTGCGTGTCACCGAGGAAGAGGCGCAAGCATTCCGGAAGGCGTTCTTCGCGCAGTTCCCCGGGCTGTTGCCCTGGCATGCGAAGCAGCGATCCCTGGCGCACAAGTACGGGCGAGTCGAGACCCCGATGGGGCGCGTCCGGCACCTGCCCGACATCTACTCGCCAGATCAGGGTGTTCAGGCGGAAGCCGAGCGCCAGGCCATTAACTCACCAGTCCAGGGGTTCGCCTCGGACATGTGCGCGCTGTCGATGGTGTTGCTAGCCAAGCGATTCCGTAGAGAAGGTGTAGAGGCGTACCCGATCGGTACGGTACATGACGCGGTGAACTGGGAGATCCACGGATCGGCGTTGACGTACGCGCTGCCCATCATCAAGGACACGATGGAGAACCTGCCGCTCGAGGAGCTCTTTAACGTGGCCGTAGACATCCCGATAATTGCAGACTGCAAGGTTGGTACCCGATGGGGTCAAGCCAAGGAAGTACCGGCCGAGTTGTTGGGCTGGACGGAGAAGGATAACGTGCTGCTGACGGAATGGCTTGAGCAGAATGTGATGGTGTCCTCATGAAGGAATGGCTGATCGCCTGCGTAGTGCTGATCGTGATCGGGGCAATCTGCGCCCTGGTCTCATTCGCCAGCGGATGGAAAGACCCGAAGTTGGAGAAAGGGATCGGTGGCTTCATCTTCGGCGCGATTCTCCTCGTCATCGGTTTCTTCGGTGGCGTAGTTGTCATCCTGGCGTACACACTGTGAAGGCTATGATTGGTCCTCTCGGTCTGCCTGCCATTTACGAGGACGGCGGTAAACGGGTAACGACTCACAGCATGTTGAAGGCGTACCTCACCTGCCCGAAGCAAGCGCAGTACAAGTACGCCGAGCGGCTCAAACCGAAACTGCTGACGAGGCGTGACCAACCCCTCCGGCGCGGTACCTGGGTGCATGAACTATTGCAGGCGTGGTATGAGGGCAGGGATTGGAAATCAGTTCACGCTGAGAACGTTGCCAAGTTCAATCGCCTGATGGACGTGGAGAAGGAAGAACTGGGCGACCTTCCAGCCGAATGCCTCCGTCTGTTCAAATCCTATCTCTGGCACTATGGAGCCAACAAGGACGACCCCTTCCACGGCTGGGAAGTCATCGGTGTCGAGCAGACGTTCGAGGCGGTGTGGCCCGACTCCGAGGATGGACTAGACATTTATCGCTGTCGCGTGGATTTGCTAGTTCGTGATGCGTATGGCTTCCTTATCGTGGACCACAAGACTCACAAGTCGTTGCCCAGTCACACGTTCCGCACTCTGGATGCTGCATCACCTCTGTACATCTGGGCAGCCCGTGAGTCCGGGTATGACGTGCGGGGGTTCCTCTGGAACTACATTCGGACCAAGGTACCGACCACACCCAAGCTCGTGTACGTTGGTACAGCTCGGGAGCGTCTGAGCGAAGCCGCGATCGACACGGACTATCCAACGTATGTACGGGGGATCAAATCCCTGGGCCTCGATCCGTATGCCGAGCCGCAGTTCTCGAAAGCGAAGCAGCTTTATCGAGACCGGTACAAAGAAGGCGCGCCACAGACCAGCCAGTTCTTCAAGCGAGACATTCTCGAGAAGGATGATGAGATGGTCGCTCGCGTCATAGCCACGGCCATGCGTACCCGTGACCGCATGCACGCTGACTTTGACAACTACGATGTAACTGAGCGGGCTATGGGCAGGCATTGCGATTGGTGCACATTCTCCGCGCTGTGTACTACGGAGATGTTCGGAGGCATGGGTGACCATATCCGGAGGCGGCAGTTCCGAGTCGGTGATCCACTGGACTACTACCTTGACAAGCGGGAGTCGTCTGATTCGTGACTTCATGCCCTGCGGAGCATGCGGTGAATATGTCTCTCGACAAGAGGGATGTGATCATGCCAAACGAAAGAAGAGAGACCGCAACTATGGGCGACTGACTCGGTATAACGATAAGTGGGTGTGGCCCGAAGGAATGTCGTCCGAAGAAAAGAAGAAGATTCGCGCAAGGGAATATAGACGAAGGAAACAATCAAGTTTGACCTCCGATAAGTAGATGACACAATGGTCCGGCGATGAATTGAGGTGACATGGCAGTAGACTACGTCGCAATTGCGAGGGCAAAGATTGCGAAGCCGGGCTCCGGACGGAAACCGCGATACCTGGTCTATGGCCGGAACAAGAAGGGCAAGACACGGTTCTGCGCAACGGCTCCACACGTGCTAATCCTCGATCCCGAAGACGGCACGATTGCTGAAACCAAGCTCAACCCGGACACGTGGCAGATCACCAAGTGGACGGACCTCGACGAGGTGTATCACTTCGTCAAGGGCGGTGGCAAGTCTCCGACCACCGGCGAGCCGTACGAGTGGATTGCTTTCGATGGCATGACCCGAATGCTCGGCATGGCTGTCGACTTCGTTCAGAGTCAGATCGGCGAGAAGGATCTCACGAAGAAGCCGACGGATCAGGATCAGCGCCGGTTGTACGGCAGAGCCAACAAGATGATCGAGGCCATGCTTCACAACTTCCACTCGCTGCGAAACGTTGGTCTCATATTCACCGCGTCAGAGCGGCAGGTTGAGATCGAGAACATGGAAGACTTGGGGGATGACGAGGACGCTTCGCCTTCGTCGTATCAGTACGTCGCTGACATGTCCCCTGGCGCGCGGTCGCCTCTCAATCAAGTTGTTGACCTCATCGGGCGAATATACGTTGTCCGTGGGGAATTTGAGACAACCCGAGTGGTGATGAAAGGGGGAAAGCGCGTCCGTGTCAAGGCGAAGTCAACCATTCAGCGGCGTCTCTTCGTAGCTCCCCACGAGATGTACGACACCGGCTATCGGTCGGGGTATTCCCTGCCCGATTTCCTGGTGAATCCAACGGTAGCCTCGGTGGGCCGGGCCCTCCGAGAAGGAAAGGTAACGGACTGACATGGCAGCGACCCCACGCGCGGTCAACCTGACGGACGTGTCCGAGGGCGGCAGTTTCAAGCCGCGTCGGAAGCCGGAGGGGGACTACCGCGCCAAGATCGTCAAGGCCGACGACCACGTGAAGGATGGCAAGACCCCGGGCTGGGTCATGACCGTGCAGATCGAGGGCGACGCGCGCAGCACCTATCCGGTGTACCTCAATCCGGACCCGAAGCAGGCATGGAAGATCTGGCAGGCATGCCGAGCGGTCGGCCTGAACGTCAAGAAAGCGAAGGTCCGCTTCGACCCCAACAAGCTGGTCGGCAAAGAACTCGGCGTATTCCTCGAGGACGACGAGTACGAGGGTCGTCCCAAGTCCGTCATCGGCGAGATGTTCCCCGTCAGCGAGGTCGGTGGCAATGCCGACGAGGACGAGGAAGAGATCGTGGATGAGGTCGACCTGGGCGACGAGGACGAAGAGGAAGAGGAAGAGCCGGAGCCCGAGCCGGTGAAGCCTACCAAGCGTGTCGTCCGCAAGCGTCAGCCCGAGCCGGAGCCCGAGGAGGAAGACGAGGACGAGGAGGAAGATGAGGAAGAGCCGCCTCCACCCCCGCGCAAGCGTGTGGCGAAGAAGGCCGCTGCCCCGGCTCCGACGCGTCGCCGGAAGCCCGCTCCGGAACCGGTCGAGGACGAGGAAGAAGAGGACCTCGACCTGGACGACCTCGACGACGAGTAACAACTAGACCGGCAAATATGGCAACATGGAATGCGAACATCGGTGGCCGGAATCCTCCGCTTGTTCGGTCCGTTGCCCTGGGGCACGGCTCACGATTCTTCCTCCTCGGTGGTCGTGAGTCGTGCCCCTTGTCCTAGACGGAGATAACTCATGCAAGCGTTCCAAGCTCGATTCCGGGGATTCTGCAATCCCTGCGGTTACGATATCGAGCCGGGTGAGTTCATTGTGGCTCACCCGGATGCGGGATACATACACGAAGACTGTATCGATGATGTCGGTAAGATCGATCGAAGCGGAGACACAAACGGCCGTGAGCATCCCGGAAGGGTTCGGCCTGTTATGCCACACGGCAAGACCGCAGCCGACCGATGCGACCGATGCTTCTTGATCCATTCAACCGGACAGACGGAGTGTTACTGATGAGAGTCTCACGAGCCAAGCGCCGGTTACTTCGCTGGCAGCGATACACCGCAAGGACAGGTAGCCATCCGGCCAACTGGCGGCTGGGCGGGAGTCACACTGGTCACGTCAAAGCGTTCTCTGACGTGACGTACGCTCAGAGGTACGTGCCAATCGGAATCCGACAGCCGTGGTTTCCCCTGTGGGCTACGGGCTGGAAATCAAGGCCGGACAATGGGCGGTAAGAATCGCAGAGATCCTGCCAAGGCTCGTGCCCGGCGTCTCGCTATCAAAGAAGCACAATCCAGGATCGGAGATGAAGCATTGCCTCGGAAAGGACGACAGGGCAAAGGTGCGGTGAGTCAGATGGATCATGCCTCGTCTGGTCGAGCGATCAAGAAGCGCAGAGCCGGACAGGCTCGAATGGACGCTGACCGTCCTGACCTGACTGGTGGATAGCTAGGTATGAGTCAGCCAGAGTCGAAGCTCAGCCGAGCCATCAAGGCTGCCATCCGAGCCCGGGGCGGGTACTGCATCAAGATCCACGGTGGGCCGACGATGGAGGCCGGTACGCCGGATATCCTGGCGTGCATCCCCTGTCGGGTAGATGTGGCAGTCCCTGACGGAATCGATCTCACCTGCGAAGAGGAGATCATCGGTCGCTTCGTCGGCATCGAGACCAAGACGCCGGAGAACAATCGGTACGACAAGGACGGGTCTCCGATCCAGAAACGACGGGCTGCTCAGATCCGTCACGCCGGTGGTGTGGTCATCATCCCTGCAAAATCCGTTCAGCAGGTCACAGAGGCATTGGATGCATTGGGGTGGGTGGTCCAACCCCCACTTGGTGGCCCTGATCCGTCCACGGCGATCTGAGAGGCCTTAACGGGTCGGACACGACGATGCCCCGGACATCCCGTGTGGGAGCCGGGGCATTGGTCAGTCGGATTACTCCTCAGTTGACAGCGGGTTATGGTCCACGATGCACCCGTAAGCACCGCAGGTCGGGCACTTGTCGAAGTCGGATTCCGGCGTATTCTCTCGGAGGCCGGTCATGTTGTCGTTCAGCTTCAGCTCTTCGGGGATCGGGTGACTGCACTCCGGGCACTCGTCCAGGTCCCGCCGTTCCATGAAGCACAGGTAGTGAGGGTTCTCCCACGTGGCAGCCGGACACGCCGGATAACCTTTGTCGTTGACGGGCTCCACGCCGTTCGGGTTGGTCCATCCCTTGCGTTCTAGGCCGACCAGCCCAGGGTCAGTGACCCAATACCCCTCGCATCCGATCAGGATGGCGAAGCTGTCGGACGTGACCTTGTAAACCAGGTGTCCGTCTCCGGCGGCTGCGGTCAGAAAGTCGTCGATGGTCTCCCCGCACTCCGGGCAGATGCTGACGAGCGGGATGGTGCCCTTCCCCGCCTCGATCTCCGCGATGACCTTGGTTAGGTAGTTGGCGGTTTTCAGGTCGATGATCACGTTTCCTCCTCGGCTGGTGTTGCCTTCAACGTATCGGGTTAGAGGGGGGTCAGGGAACTAACCACAGGTGTGATGTGCATCACGCGGTGCGGAGGTTGCCGTACTCGTCCCACAGATCACGGTCCTCGGACACCATGAAAGCCTCGGCCACGCTGTTGACCTTGAACTGCCTTGACGAATCCCAGTTCCGCACCCAGATAGCGTGCACACCATGCCGGTTGGCAACTTTCCACACCAACGCGATCTCGCACAATTCGGCCTGGATGGTGATCCGAGCCTCATCATCACGGAACCGATCTCCAACTCGAACGTCAAGATCCCGAGTCCAGGCCTCCTCGATCCCATGCACCAGCGCGTGTGGAACGTCCGCCAGGTCGGACCGGTTCTTGATCAGGCTATTGGTCCGCTTGACGTTCTTCAGTGCCACCGGCTTCTTGCCACCCTTCGGCACCACGTTCCAGGTGGCGGGTTTGGTAGTGGCAGCCTTGACGACCCCAGCCGCCTCGGCCAGCGCGCGCTCCGCCGACTTGTCCAGCGGGGACTGTCCGGCGGTTATCCGCTTCCGGCAGGCAGCTCGAGCAGCCGGAGTGTTCGGGTGACCGTGGTCCGCGTGTGAGATCGCCATCGTTACCTCCTCGGTTGGTTGAGCTCCAACCTTACCAGGGGAGGCAAGGCCGGGGCAACAGCGCGTCAGCAGTTGTGCGGATACTCCGTGTCAACCTGGGGACCACAACGATCTGACCGTTCTCCCGCTTCACCGGATACCCGCAGCCGCAGGGGCACATCTCGATCATGCCGCCATCTCCCAGCTCTCCCAGCCGCAGGCGCAGCGACCGCGCGTGTGCAGGGCCGCTTGAACGCACGATGAGGACGTGGCAGCCACGCGGGCACCCGACCGACGCGGTTGGATGCGAACGGGCTTCTGCGTGGCCCTGGGAGCCCTTGGCGTGGTCTCAACCGGGGCGGTCCGTCCCGCGCGGCATGCCCGGCGTCCGGACGGAGTGCGGGGGTGCATGCAGGCGGTGTGGTCGATAGCCATGATCGGATCTCCTTATCAGTGAATGGGGGTAAGGTGGATGCCGGACAGTTCCCAGAAGCCGCAAGCAAGGATCATGACCCCCAGGAGCCCGGCAGGGCCGAGCGCCTGGATGGTCGCAACCGCATAGGTGAAAATGGTTTTCACCATGACCAACCTACCCGAGCTTTCGAGGTGATCACGAATTGCTGATCAGTGGCATGGGCCAGTTGGACGTGAATCTCAACTGGGTTCCGGAATCGATCCAAACCCCGGAAGGTGTATCCGGTTGTCCCCCCGGAGCACCAGTTGAGGAGAATCGCCCGACCCTTCCAGAAGGTTATCACGTAGCCACGTACGCCGATCAGATTCTGAAGCTGTTCCGCCGTTTGCAGTTCCATTAGGTGCCCCCTTCGTTCGGTGAGCCATTAGCTTACCAGGGGACGGTAGCCGGATGCAACAGACTACCGTCCCAATAATCGGGTTAACCTTCGAGAGCCCGGTTTGCGGCCTCCACGCGCTGCGCGGTCGGAGACGCGGTCCCCCGCAGGTGCACGCCGTCAGCGGCCTGTCGTCCGGAGGCACGGCCAGCACGGGCTGATTGCCCGTTCGTCCGGCGCTGCCAGCGCTCCTCGTCGGCCTGGGTCCACTTTCGAGGCCGCATGTACGCGTGCTCCTGGCAGGCGATGTCCGAGGGGTCACGTTGCATCTGAACGGGCTTCTTCAGCTCTTTGGCCCGGAGGGCGATACAGCGCGGGCAGGTGTCACGGGGGTCCTTGTACGCGACCACCGGCTGCTGGGTCGGTCGAGCGTCGGGGACCAGCGTGTAGAACGCTTCCTGAACACGTTCCGCGCGTCCAGCCAGAACGACCACACCACCAGTCGCATTGGCAGCGTCACGGGCCTCACGAAGCCGCCTGGTGAGGCGGTCCAGGAAAGCCTGGGCGTACGCGCGCCGGTAGTCCTTGGCCTGGAACCCCAGACCGGCGGCAGCCGGATCTTCGCCAGCGGCCTTGGCCTGCGCCACGTAGATCCGCTGGACCTTGGACCGGTTGGCAGCGAGGTTTCCATCGCCGAAGGCACGTTGTGCGATCTCGCGGCGCGTGTGGCCAGCTCGACGGAGTCGGTGGATGTTGACCTCTACGGGCAGCATGTCGTCCCAGTGGGGATCGACATGTGTGGAGAACATCAGGTAGGCCGAGGTCCACAGCAGTTCGAAGTACCGTACGTCACCTTCGTACCCGACGACCTCCCAGCGGTATGTGGTCCAGGTCATACGAGTGAAGTGAAGACGCACCTCGCAATGGCGAGCCAGGATGTCCGCGATCAGGGGCAGGTTGTGCGATAGGTCGGACACCGGGGGAGTGAGATCCACCGTGATCAGGATGGGCTCGACCAGTGCCGGATCGACCGCCAGCGCGTCCTCCTCGGCGATCTGGTATCGCTTCATCCATTCCATGGCTTTCGCCCGGTATTGGGCGGACTCACTGTCGTTGCCCATCTTCTCCGCACTGTCGGCCTTCGCCAACAAGCCCCGGACTTTGCCCGCGTAATCGAAGCCCACGATGTCCTCCTCGGTATTGGTTACTGATCTACCGTATCAGGTTAAGTTCAAGCACGTCAACGGGTTGGGGTGGCGGTACAGCAGCCACCCCGTTGCAGCCCGTCAGTCGTCCACACAGCCGCATTGAACGGCTCGCTCGAACGTGTCCCCCGGTACGTCGTTCGGGAACCCCTCGGACACGATGAACGGCTTGTCACACACCGGGCACACGCCCTTGACGGGGTTCTCGTTGGCTGACCACACGAGCATGTACTCCCACGGGATCAGCGCTTCGCATTCGGCATCGACAATCTCTTCGGTCACGCAGACCAGACCCTCGTCGTAGACGTCCGTCGTATCCGGGCCTTCGGTCGGAATAACGATGGGGTCAAAGTCGACCGAGTCGCGCCAGGGGTCGGTAGGGGAGATGCGGAACATGACTTTGGCTTCGGCCTTGGGAAGGGGTGCGTTGCTGGCCATCAGTAGATCACCGGTCCGTTCTCGATGAGGTCAAAGGCATCGTGCAGATCCATGCCGACCTGGCCAGCGAACAGGTCCACCATCGCTTCGTATTCGCGAATCAGGTGGGAGTCGTTGTCCTCGGCAGCGGCCATGAACGCCTTCTGCGCCGCGCGAATGCGATCGTTGCGCCAGTCACGGCAACGCTTGCGCGCGGCAGGGGTCAGGGCGTGTCCGCAGTTCGTGTGGTCAAGGCGTGTCATGCACCTATCCTACGTCATCGGCAGGTCTCGGGGCAATAGGGTGACGAAGGAGTCTCAGCTTCTGGCGGAGACCTGGATTATCCTAGGTACACGGAGACCTGCCCAGAGTCACAGGCTCCCGCACAGCCGGTTTCGGCTGGGGGAGCCAGGCATTGTAGGGACAGTCCGTCAAGCCGATGCTTTCCGGGCCTTCGTGATCGGAGTGACGTTCTTCCGGGCAGCGGGACGACGACGAGCCGGAGCCTTGGCCTTGGGCACCAGGTGCATGAGAATCGTGGTCGCGATCATGCCGACCGCAGGCGCAACCGAGAGTCCCTGGCCGATCGGGTCTTCGGCCGGAGCCGCGAGGTAGTTGATCCCGACCACACCAGCCATGAAGACCCCCAGGACAACCCAGGCCAGGATGCGAGCGGCGCGCGTCTTGCCGTGAGTCGCGTAGGAGAACGCGACCAGCATCACGCCATCAATCGAGACCGGCAACAGCCAGGGGTCGTGTGCGCCGTGCTGAGAAGCCACGTGAACGGAGTGACCGAACGACTGGTAGGTGGACGTACCAAACACGAGCCACGTGGCTCCACGGGCCTTCAGGACGGGCAGAACGCGCGAGACGAGATTCATGGTGTGCTCCTCGGTGTGAGTCAGGGAGGGGGTGGGCCGGTCCCACCCCCGGAGGGCGGATCAGCCGTGCGCCTGGCCGTACTTGGACCGGCAGCCCTTGCAGTCAACGTCAGCGATCGTCCCCATCCGGGTGAACACCGGCTGGACCTTGCCGCAGCGGGTGGTCATGACCGCCATGTCCACGTAGTGGAGGCGCATCCCGTTGCCGATCGTGGCGAGCTGGAGGTCACCGGTCGGGGCGGCCTTCATGGTCTTGCGGCAGGCGGTGCGGGCAGCGGTGGTGTTCGGGTGGTTGTGGCCGGTGTGGTTGATCCGCGTCGTCGTCATGAGATAAGTATATGCGACCTACCGTCGGCCTGCAATAGTTTGGGCCAAAGATCTTTGAAGATCTTTTGGGTAAGCCCTTTCCAGTCTCTTGACGTGCAGAAATGTGGTGCCCCCAGGGGGATACGATCCCGCCTCCCGAACCCATATCGCCCGGAGTTTCACCGAGAAGGGCCGGTCTCACCTGAGTTGAGGGCCAGGTGGAGGGCCCCGTAGGGCCCATCCGGGTGGATCAGTTCGCCTCGGTCTTGACCAGGTCACGGACCATGCGGTACTCGGTGGCGGAGAGCGAGTACTTGCGGCCCTTGCCGACCCCCAGGCCCAGCGCCCGGAGGTGCACCCGGAGCTCCTTGGGGGTCATGTTGACCTTCAGGGCGTCCGACAGGTGAGCGGCGAGCTCCGCCGTGGTCATGCCCTCCCCGAGCTCGGCGTAGATCTCCTCGTCGGTCATCTCAGCGTCCTCGATGTCCCAGTCAGCCGAAGTGTCGTCATCCTCGTTTAGCTCGTTGTCCAGGTCGGCAATCTCGAGCACGTCCACCCGGCTCAGGGCGAAGGACCGAGTCTTCCCCTCCACCTTGATGTTGACACCCTTCGAGTTGACCGACAGGGCCTCACCATAATGGGTGGTGGAGTCGTTCAACACGACCAGGATCTCGGTGCCCTTGTTCGAGGTGATGAAGGTGGTTGCGGTGTCGGCGTTCATGGGGTTCTCCTCGGTCCGTGTGGGCCGCCGGTCGGCCCGTTCACATGAACTACATTACCCGCACCGGCAGGCGCTGTCAACACGGAATGGAGGATTTTCCACAAGATCTTTTCCGCTCACGTGTGAGACGTGATCGGCTGACGGTACTGAAACGTTTCAAAGCCTGCCTGACCTGCAGACTTGTCCTGGCGCGATCCTGCGGGAGATCCCGGTCTGCGCGTACCTAGCATGGCGTGAGACCTCCAAACCGCGAGACAACGGCTCCACGGCAAGTCGTGCGATCATGGGTGTTCGTCGTCGGTGATATCACAAGGGGGTGCAGTGGTGGCTAGCCAATACAGGCCTGTGCTCATACACGTAGATCCGGATGACTGGCCAGTCTTCCAGGACATATACGAAAAGGGCAAGGTGTCGGCACGTCTCCGTGAGATGGTGCGTGCGGACATCGACAAGTTCACGCGCGACGAGACGCGCGCCCAGCAGCTAGCCGGACTGACCGAGAGCTAGGATCACATGGATAAGCGTGCTGCCGGGCAGTACTTGGACCAACTCTTCGGCAAGCGTACCGGGTACGTTGCCGTTGCACATAAAGACCCGAAGACCCCCGATGACTGGCAAGAGCGTCAGTTTGCGTGGCCAGCCGATCGGGCGAAGTTGTTGGGATGGGCGGGAGTCCACGCAGACGCAAACGTGTTCGTCTGCCCGGCGCTGCGGAGAGATGCCCACACGCGCAAGAAGGGTGACATGCAGCCGACATCCTGGCTGTGGGCAGACGTGGACATGCAGAACGTACCGGCGGAGAAGCGCGCCGATGTTGAAGCCCGGATCTCTAGTCTTGGCACGCTGGTAGTCCACAGCGGCAGCGCCGGAGACTCCGGTGCGCTCAACCGTCACGTCTACGTGAACCTAGGTACACCGGTAGACCACGAGGACCACATCCGCCTCAACACCGGGCTCAAGGACTACCTGTACGCCGACACCAAGCAGGCCGACAACTCGCTGCTTCGGCTACCGGGGACGACCAACTGGAAGACCGAGGCTGGCAGCCCCGTCAAGCTGGCTGGTGGGCACGGCAAGGCAATCAGCCGCGCGGCCCTGATGAAGAACCGAGTATTCCGAGATGTCAAGGTCATCGACGACTGGACTGCCAGCGAGTGGGAGTTCGTCGAGCCAGAGGGCCTCAGCAGCCGTGTGAAGCGTCTAGTCAGCATGCCGGTAGCCGAAGCCGAGGCACGTTACGGCAGCCGGTACAAGGCGGTGTGGGCCATTACGGGAGACCTGCACCGACGCGCTTACGACCCCTCCGTCATCCATTCCTTGATGCACACGTTCCCCGCTGCTCTATCCAAGGCTGCCGACGAGAACGGCTACGATGTTCACCGCGACGTGGACAAGCGCCTCGCGTACGACCGAGCGAAGTCGAACATTGCCGAGGACACGGAACTAGATGAGGACGCCGGGGATGTCTTCGAAGAGATGACCACCGAAGAGGTCGAGGCGTCCCTGATCGGCGAGGGTGTAGAAAAGGAGTTGCTCCGGCGCGCGATCAAGCGAGCGGCCGACCAAGCCGAGGCCGTTCGGGGGCATACCGAACCACCCCCGGACACGTCCTACTCGCTTGACGACGCTCTCATGAATCCCCCGGACCCCACGCAGTATCTCATCGATGACATGTGTAGTGCTCAGGGCATGGTCGTCATATCGGGTCAGTACAAGGCCGGTAAAACTCAGCTGCTGGTGTGTTCCCTCATGACCGCGCTGGCCGATAACGAGCCATTCCTGGGGACCTACGACGTGCACGTACCCGAGGGCGGCATGGTGTGTGGGCACTGGAATCTCGAGATGTCTCCCCTCGACCTCGTAGACAAGTACATGCGTCCGGCGCAGTACAAGAACCCGCACAACGTGCACCTTGCCAACTGGCAGGGTTATCGCCTCAACATCCTGTCAGAGCCCGGCAAGAAGGCGGCTGTCGAATGGCTGACCACACGCAAGGTGAAAGCATGGTCCATCGACTCGTGGTCTGCCTTGTGCCGGATGTGTGGAGTCAACCCGAACGATGGCTCTGAAGTCACCATGCTGATTGGCGCGCTGCTTGAGATCAAGGTGGCTGCCGAGGTCGATGCCATCTTCCTACTCGGCCATATCGCCAGGGCCAGTAAGGACGATGACAAGCCGGGCACGCGTGGTGCTTCCGAGCTGGACGAGGGTGTAGATACGCGCTGGATGTTCACGCTTGACTCGTCTGATGTCCGATGGCTTCGGGCCGAAGGTCGTGGCACGCAGATGGAGAACGCCGTATCGATGGTCTTCGATAAAGAGACGGGGCGGTCCACTGTCGGTACGGTGTCGAAGTCCGCTGCTGCGAGTGAGTCTGGCGTTCAGCTTGTCGTCGAGATCTTGTCGGCCATGCGGGGGCAGGGACTCAACAAGGCGACACTCTCACGGCGCATCAAGGAGGCCAAGCCGAAGACTGGTACTCGATCCATCGCGCAGTTCATCGAGGAAGCCGAGGCGGCAGGGTTCATCGAGATCAAGCAAGAACCGTCGGCCAGCGGTCGGGGACGACCCCAGGTCATGCACTACTTGGCGGGTATGGAGGCACCGGAAGGCGATTCAAGACGACGCGCGACACCGGGTGTGGTCAACCTGTCGTCAGTGGGAGTCCGGCGATTTAAAAAGCGCGCTGATTGAGGCTAATTAAATCGCTGGGTTTACCGGTAGGTTTAAGGCTAATTAAATAGTGAGATGGCCGCATCCCTGACCTGACGAATTTAATTAGCCTTGGCATACCCCCCTTTACGGGGGATGCCGCTGATTAATTCGGGTCAGATGCTGGATCTGAGAAATGGCGTAGAGGGGTGATTAAAATAGCGCTTCGAAAAGGTGGTCGTTTGTGGGAGCTATTCCATTGCGATGGTGAAGGAACAGTTCGGTTGGGTCGTGGATCGGTTTCGTATTCTTTTGCTGATGACCAGTTCAGGATTCGGGACTTGGAAGGTAACGAGGTTCATCTGACGGGTAATGGAGCGGGGGCGGAACAATGGCTTCGGCGTAGAGGTTGGATCAGGTGAAGCTCGCTTCAGAGACTGAGGAACAATCGGAGATTGCGTGAGGCTACGTCCTCTATCGGTAGATCGGAATGCCTGTCTGACAGGCCCTCTCGTTGCGCGGCTACGGGCTGGCGTGGTTGGGTATTGCTATGGAGCTATTCGAGAATCAAGAAGTGGTCAACCTCACCATGAGCCCGGAGGAATGGGCTCAACTTCGAAAGGCGTACCAAGCGGCTTGGTTCTTCATCCGGGATGCTACGAAGAACAGCATTCCAACCGGGCGCACCTTCGGACGAGGACTTGCTCCGGAGGTTGAGCTGGAAGATCTGCGAGATCGAGTCCGGCAATTGGAGTCAAAGACCTCGGGGATCGAGCAGAACTATGTCACCGAGGTGGGCTTCGAAGACTTGATCGGTCGAGTGCGGCGGCTCGAGTCTCAGACCCGGTTCGAGAGCACCGAGGACGACGCTCGTCTGCGGGATCTCGAAGCGACGGCCACCAAGGCGCTGGACCGGTTGAGCGTTCTCCGTGAAGAGCTGAGCGACGCGGCTCGCCGGATCAGCAAGCTCGAGGATCGGTTGGAGCGCTCGGCTGGTGACGACATGGCTCAACCGTGGGAGGTCTGGGCTGAGATCCAGATGGACAAGTTCGCTGCCGGGATGCGCGAGCTGTCCGAGCAGGGCAACGCCGACCGAGACCGGGTGAACAACGTCTACGCCGACATCAGCGCGCTGCTCGATCGACGGGAACTCAAGAGTGACGTGTCCTCGCGACTGTACTCCACGCCGCCGACTCACGCTTCGAGCTTCGCTAAGGGTGCCGACCACGGGCTAGAGATCGCCGTGATGGGAGCCCGGAGCTACATGGCTGGGCACTTTTCCGAGGCGACGATCGGCGGTGTGGTCCAGGCTATTCGAGACGGTAAGGAAAAGGTATTTTCTCCAATCGGCATGGACTTGAGCATGCCATTCCCGACTCACAGCTTCGCTTTCGATGCGGGGGATCGTCGGCGGTGCTCGTTCACCGTCGGTACGACACGCTGCAACCGAACTCGTTCGGAGCACTCCGACTAGACTCGATCAAACTCGTTCGGCGGTGTGGCACAATGGGCGATGCGACTCGGTGGCCGGTGGCGGTGGTTGGGTCGCATCAACTACTACGGACTGGGAGGTGAGCACTGTGACGGCAACGAAGAAGGACATCACGATCGAGCAGGGCTCGGACTTTCAGCTCGTGGTGACGGTGGTAGGTGGACCGGTCTCGATGACCGGCTACACTGGACAGATGCAGATCCGGCCCGGTAAGGCATCGACTGTTCTGCGATACGACGTTCCGGGATCTGCCATCACCGTTGACGCAACCAACCGGCAGGTCATCGTTGATCTGCCCGCTGCCGAGTCGGAGAACTTCGACTGGGACTCCGGGATGTACGATCTCGTGATCGTTTCCTCGGATGGTCTCACGATTCACCGGTTGGCTGAGGGCCGAGCCATCGTCGACCACTCTGTGACGAAGGTGGCCTGAGATGGTAGTCGCGGCGTCTGACATCCTGCTGAAGTATTCCGTTGGTTCGGGATCGGCAGGCAACTCGACTTCTGGGACTCGAGACACGTCGCTCGGCAAGTACATCTCGACCACTCAGGTCTCCGCCCCGCCGAATGCCTTCTTCGACGACGTCTCTTCCGCCGAAGCCTTGGCTGGCGACACCGAGTATCGGTGCATCTTCGTTCACAACTCCCATGCCACCGACAGCGCTCTCAACGTCTCTGTGGCGATCCAATCCGAGGTGTCGGGTGGTGGGGCTACCACCATCGCTTTGGACAACCTGGCGGCTTCTGCGGTGGGTTCGTCGTCAGCCCAGGCGGCAGGCCCGGTGGCTGATGAGAACACCGCTCCGACTGGGGTGGGGTCGTTCGGATCCTCCGTCACGATCGGCACTCTGCTCGCCGGTCAGTGCCGAGCTGTCTGGTTGAAGAGAGTGGTCGGGGCATCAACAGGCAACATAGTCGGTGACGGCTTCACCTTCCACGTTGCCGGAGACGGCTGAGCATGGCTCGCCGGTTCCTCACCAACGACACTCTTACGTGTTCGATGGGGAGTGCCCCAACCTCTCGGGCTGGAACCACCCTTTTGCTGATCCGAGCCTATGACTCGGTCTTTGACCTTCTGTCCACCAACTCCGATTTCATCTCTGGCTTGGCGGGCACTTCACCGATTTCCGGCACCTTCGTCAGCGGCGGAAACATCTTCTCAGCCAATGACTTCGGGTCTGGCCTGGCCGGTCCATCGGACAAGAACACCTGGTATGTGATCGGAGCAACGAAAGTCTCCGGTAATAACACCTATCAGTACACCATAGCTCCCGTCGGTGGATCGTGGACTCAGGCTACGTCTGGTAGCTCGGTGGATGGGTCCGGAGTCGATAGCATTGTCTTCGGCAAGGGTGTCATCGGCGGTGGAAAGTTCGATATCGCTGCGGCAGCGCAATGGGCTACCCCCTTGTCTATCGCTGCGATCCAAGCGCTCGGCACGACCAGCATGGACTCCTGGTTGGCCGGATCTCCTTCTGCCGCATGGCAGTTCAATCAGACGAGTACAGCCACTAACGTTAACGACTTGGTGGGATCAGCCAATCAGACTGCTCTCTCGGGTACGAGTGTTGTTGCTGATCCGGTTGGCTGGACGTATCACACGTCTACCACTCCGTTCACCAAGGATGTAGTAGAGCGCTACCGCGTCTTCAATGGATTCACGAAGGATGTAGTAGAGACCTATCGGGTCTTCAATGCTCTGACGAAGGACGTTGTTGAGCGCTATCGGGTGACCAACGCCTTCTCTAAGGATGTAGTTGAGACATACCGCGTCCTGAACGCCTTCACCAAAGACGTGGTAGAACGTTACCGGATCTTCACCGCATTCTCCGTGGATGTAGTCGAGCGATATCGCGTGCTCGGCGTGTGGTCCAAAGACGTTGTCGAGCGATACACGATCTTTGCTGCGATCTCGAAAGATATAGTCGAGCGATACCGGATCTACAATGCCTTTGCTAAGGATATAGTGGAGCGGTACTCCGTCGGTGATCGAGATGTGCTGCCAGCCGACATCATCGCCTATCTGAGCGCGATAGATGTCAAAGCCGACCTGTCACCGACTCAGATCACGGCTTATCTCTAACCGATACGATCGGGGCATGGCTAAGTACTCGGAACTCGACACATCTCAGAGCCCATTTAAGCCCAAGCACGGCCCATCCGGTCCCCGGTGTACCGAAACGGTGCCCAGAGCCCTCTACGGACCCGTGGGCATGCTTCCCAGGTGCACTCTGTTGGATGCGCCGAACGGTCCACACGCCGGTGACCACCGGGCGAACCTGTCGATCCCCGGTATCGGGAAGGCTATGTTCCGGTGGAAGAACAAGCCGCGCTCACGCGGACACCGAGCATCTGCTGTGATCGTAGACGACTTGAACATCACCGCGCCGAAGGCTCTGCCTGGAAATCGCCCGGCTGATTTGGTCTAGATTTACACCGGTGTTATGGTCGATGCTCCATCCCAAATGGAGGGGCACGACCATGGGAAGTAAGTACGATTCTCTGCTGGTGAACGTTCGGAAGCTTAAGGGCGGTGAGGTGTTCGGCGCATTGCGCGGTGAGGATTTTCACTGCGAGCCGGTGTCGTTCCAGGGTGTGATCTACCAGCTAGCCCAGAAGAAGGGCGGCGGATGGAAGGCTACGACCATCGTCGTCCGGGATCTGGTGTTCTACGCGTTCTACCGCGAAAGCGATTACTGGAAGCCGAACCTGCCCGCCGCGCCGATCGTGAAGAAGTGGAAGGGTGAGATATGACCTGGCGGCAATGGCTCGTGACCATCGTCTGGATTCTCGCGGGTATATCCATCATTCTGATCGGAGTCTTTGGGACATGAGACTTATCGTTGCAGTCTTCAATTCAGACAACATGCCGGGGGGTTCTCAGGTATGTGAGCCAGGTCAGCCGTTGACGTTCAGCATCACTTCACCGTACCTGGTAAGCGCGGGTCAGCCGGTGCAAGTGGGTGTCTCGGTCTTCGAGTACAACGTGCTGGCACGAGCGCAGGGTGGATCTCTAGTCGATGCACGTCACTTGCGGGACGATGAACTAGACACTTCGCTGGTAGAGGTGCCGATCGTATGGGACGTGTCCTTCATTCCGTCCACACGGCTGCTGGCCGACATCCTCAAAGACGTGGTCGAACATGGCCAGCAGCACCCCACTCACGGCATTAACTGCACCTGCATGGACGAGTACTCGCGGGAGATCCGTTTACAGGTCAGCAAAGCAATTCCGCCGGATGGGCGGACGACAGACACAGACTGGGCGCAGCCGATCCAGGAGCGACTCAACGCGAAGGCGTGTATCTGGCATGTCCTCAACATGGTTATCCAGGGGTTCTGATGAAGCGAGTGACGGTTGTCTACGACAACGGCAACAACTCTGTCTTCCAGTGTGTATCGACTTCCTGGGGTGACCAGAGTCGGAATCTGATCATGCGGAATGTGACGGAGAATCCGGTCACGGGACAGAAACCGGAGGTTCCCTTCGTAGTGTTGCCTCTCGCGGGGGTTCATTTCTTCATGGAGGAGGAGTGGTGAAGGGCAAGTTGACTCGTGAGGTGACCATTGAGGGCGAGGGTGATTTCCTCACCGCTCGTGAGATCATGCTCGCCTGTTCCCAGGTGCCGGACGAGATCGTTCCGACTGTGGAAATCTCGCTGGGTGGAAAGATAAAGAAGCTTAAGTTCAAGGTCGAGTTGGTGCCGGATGCCCAGCAGTGACTATATGCGGGGATGGCGACAGACAGATGCCGGGAAGGCCGCTACTCGTAAGCAGAAACGACGTGAGAAAGCCCGATATCGAGCGTTGACTGACCTCGCTAAGCTGTTTCCGGGGGAGTTTCAAGCATTGCTTACAATGCACCTCGGACAATTAGAGCGTGAGGAGCAAGATCAATGAAGAAGTTCTGGATTGGGTTTGGCATCGTGGCGGCTCTGATGCTGATCGCGACGTGCGCTGGTGTGGTCAACTCCGTGATGAGTGGTTCTTCCTCGTCGGTGGCGATCACCCCGTCACCGAAGGCGGTTCCAAAGGTGTCGGCCAGTCCGTATGTAGAGGACGGAGACTGGTTGGTGGGGAAGGATATCAAGGCGGGCACGTACAGGTCTTCGGGAGCAACTGAGGGGTTCTGTGCCTGGGTGGTGCGCGCGTCGGACGACCAGAACTCGGAGGTCGTGGCCGTGGGATCGGCTGACAAGACTTCACAGCCTCAGCGGGCGGTGGTTAAGAACGGGCAGGTTTTTCAGACCTCCGGCTGCAAGGGCTGGGTCAAGCAGTAACACGTAAAGCCCCGTCTGGTGAATGTGCCTGGCGGGGCTTTTGTGAGTTCGATATGGTGAATGACGAAAGGGGGCAATAACTGATGTGGGCATTGGAGCTCGTCGGCTTCTTGTTACTTGGTCTCGGGGTGGTTGTGGGAGCAGTGGTGGCCCTACCATTCATGATTGCCAAAGCGGCTGGACATGACCAGGCGACGTGTGATTGCTGGGATTGTCAAGGACGTCGTGCTCGTGCTGTTGAGAAAGCCAAGAATCGAGGGGGGACGCCGGTTTCGCCTTCGGAGATGCGTGATCCGAAGGATTACTGGTCTACTTCTCAATTGCGTACAGCGTATCACGTGATTGTGAAGGGGGCGGTTTACAAGGTCATCAGCATCCGGACGATGGCGGATGGCAATACGAAGGTGGGACTTCAGAACGTCCTAACCGAGATTCACACCATGATAATCATCACGCGTAAGATGCACGAAGCTAAGATCTGGCGCAAAGGATCAGCAATGGACGGACTCTGATGTCAGATTCTTCTGGATACCCCATCAGACCAGAACGTAGAGGACCACGTCCAGGATTAGAATCTCCCCTTTGGCATCCGAAGACCAATAGGGGCGAGGATGACGAACCCAGAATGAAACCGCCCTTTGTAGAGGGGCATCGACTCGGAGGACGAGGAATGGCAACCGTAGAAGAGATTGTCGGGCAAATCACCGAAGCCAATGTCATGCTCGGGGATGCGCTCGGGGGGTTGGCTCAGGCTCAGGAAGAAATGGAGGCGGCTGCGGCTCAGCTGTCACAGGCCAAGAACACGTTCGGCAATGCTTTGGGTAGGGCCGTGGAAGCTCGAGACATGGTCGCTCAGACCGTTCAGAATTCGGGCAGCGCCACTCTCAACGACATGCTCGGGTTGGTACAGAGCGCGATCGATGACCATCTGACGCCGGGCGGTGTGCGTCTTGAAGGATCGGCAGAACCCGTTCACGCGACGATGTACGACCGCGAGGAAGCATCAACTGATCTGAGCGCGGCCATGGAAAAGGGTGAGACATACATCGGTATGGCACTCGGCTGATTGAGGAGGAGCGGGGCTCGGTTCTCTTTGCCGGGCTCCAGCTTTTTGCTCATCATTAGCTCATGAACACGCCGATTTTTGACTCCGTTCTTGCAGATTTGCCTTACCCGACAACAACTGCCGACACCTCGTTTCACTGGGTGGCTCCGGTTGTGCGCCGAGCTCCTCGCCCAGGCCAGCGACCGGTGCGAAAGCGGAAAAAGAAGAACGGCTCCACGAACTAGATGGTATGGTCAATGGGCAGCCCTGACCGGCCGGTATTCGTGCCCCCGTACCTATCGCCCGGTCTTCGGTTGTCCCCTGGGGCGGGAGTTTTCTTGTCCATCATCTTGTTAAGCATAGCGGCCTGACACGATGAAGGCTGGGTCCAATCTCCCGCCCCAAACGGGGATCGAGGATAACAAAGCCGAAGCAGAACCGTAATCAATCGGCTAGCCGCGCGGAAACCTCGATCCTCCCGCTACGATACTGGAGATGACATGCTGTTCCGCCTAATCGTGTTCCTTCGTTGGGTTCGCCTGACCACACGGCGCTACGGCATGCGGGCTCTGTTCACGTCTTACCGGCCGAAGCGTGCCGGGCTCGGTCGTGGGGTAAGGCTCAACCCGTTCGGGCGGCAGCATGACTCTGGGCGGGCTGTACGGGGGATCAATGCGATGTACCTCGTTCGTCAGCTCCGGCTCGAGCGGGCACTGACGATGAGTGAAGGTCCAACGGTGAATCTCGCATGAGTACCTTTGATCTTACTCCCCAGGATCGTCGAGACCGGGCTGCCGCTTTGGGCGAGGCCATCGAGAAATGGTCTGCGGGAATGGGCTTCGAGGGGATACTGGGCGATTGGATTGTGGTGGGGGCAATGGTCCGTGTCGATGACGACGGGGACCCCAACGCTGACTACTTCATAGGATTTAGCGGGGGCACGATGCTGCAACACGTTGCACTCGGGCTGATGTCCAAGGGTGATGAGATGTTGTCCGACGGAACGGCCACCGAAGATGGATAGAATTCGTCGCGAGATTACCCGACGCAGAAAGGCGAGTAAATCGCCGATCGCGGGTGTGGTCCCCCCTCGTGGTTCTTTTGTTCTTGAGGCCAACTGGGAACGTGCAGAGGAACTGCGCATGGATCGGCTCGGACCTACCGAAGAAGACGTGAAGATACCGGATGATTCGGAGAGACCCGCTGCGACTCTTGACTGAGTGGGTTATACTGGAAGAGCGGGCTTGCGGTCCGCTCTTTTGCGTAGGGAGCCATCTCAGTGAAAATGACGAAGAAGAAGCCTGCCAATTACGTTGGTGGTCGGCCGAAGGATCCAGAGAAGCTTTCGACCAAGCCTGAGCAGATTCGTCGTCGGCTTCGGCGTACGGTCGGGACTGAGAAATACAACGAAGACCTCGAGCTCTACTACCAGCATACGGGCTTCAAGCGTGTTGAAGACTGGGACATCGAGGAACTGGCGCACGGTAAGCCCCGGAACAAGAACGGTGGCTTTCAGGGCGGTCGGCCCAAATGGTTGAGCCCGGAGATCGTGCGCGAGGCTCGTCGTCGGTTGATCGATGAGACGCAGGCACTGATCGGTGAGCAGGTCACGCTGGCTATGCAGACAATCGTGGATTTGATCCAGAGCGAAGAGGTGGATGACAAGGGCCGCCCGATCGTGGATGCTCGGACGAAGTTGGATGCGGCCAAGTTCATTCTCGAGCACATCAAGGGTAAGGCTACGGCCGTGGTTGAGATTGAGGCTGGTGACTTCACCAGGCGGATGATCGCCTCTGCGATTGTGCTGGATGACGGGGAAGCACAGGACGAGCCTGTAGTTCTTGAAGGTGACTTCGAGGTTCTGGAGAGCGATGATGAGCTTGTTGACGGTGAATGAGGACGATCACTGCAAGACGTGTGGGAAGACGTATGGTTGGCACGAGGAGCATCCGGAAACTAAGCACCCGTTCAATGCGGGCCAGGATGGAGCAACGGACTTCCTCAAGCGTCGCCAGGACCGGGACCGGAAAGGGGCTCAGCGTGGCGCTGAGGGGCCTCAAATCGTCTCCCCCGGTAATGATCCGGTGTTGCGTATAGCATTGATCAACCGGGGTGTCTTGACGCCAGCGGATCTGGTGGTCGCAGAAGAGCAGCTCCGGGCTGCACTGGCGGAGGTTCAACATGCCCAGCAGACAGAGGGCACACGGAGGGGGCAAGTTCAAGAGTGAACGGCAGCGCCGCTTCATGTGGGCAGTAGTTCCGGCGGCTGCCAAGAAGTGGGCGCATAACCTCAAGACCAACAAGAGGGACTGGGGTGGCGCTCGGCGCAATGTCCGGGGGCGTTAGTAATGCAAGAAGAAGGGACGGAATAGGTGAGTGAACCGGTGGGACCTCAATACGGTCTGAATCCTCGCCTGGATCATACCGAGCCGAAGAAGGTCTATACAAGCACGGATGTGCTCCAGAATCCGTACTCGTACGATGATGCAATCGCTTCGGAGTTCGGCGGAGTGCCGGGCAGAGTGCAGCCTGCTCCCCATGTTCCGACGGGAGTGGAGCGGATGGGTCAAATCTACGCCATCGATCCGGCAGACCCCGGCGATGGGGTGGCTGCCCCGGAGCTCGAGGGTTCGTTCAACACAGCAGGGACCGAGTGATGTCTGCCCCAGTGCTGACCAAGACCAGACTCTTCAACGATGTCTGGGACTACTATCCTCACGTTGGACAGCGCGATTTGCACCAGAACCGAACGCGCTTCAAAGTGGTGCGGTGTGGTCGGCGCTGGGGCAAGACCATGTTCGGTGGCTATGAGATGGCCACTCGGGCTTTGGCGCCTTCTCGTTTTGATGGCAAGTCACCAACTCTTGGATGGATCGTCGGCCCGAACTACACGGATGCGGAGAAGGAATTCCGTATTGTCTACGATGCACTGAAGAAGATTGGCCTGGACCGTGACGCTATTCGCTTTGTCAAGAACTCGGATGCTGGTGCACTACACATAGCACTGGCTAATGGGGCTGAGATCATTGGTAAAAGCGCGCAACACCCAGACAAGCTGGTTGGTGATGGCCTGGATTGGGTCCTCATGGTTGAAGCCGGACGGCACAAGCGAGCCACCTGGGGTCAGTACATCCGGCCTACTCTATCTGACCGTCGCGGTATCGCTGTGTTCTCGGGGGTACCGGAAGGTAATTCCTCGTCATCTCTTCTCTATTCTCTCTATGAGCGTGGGCAGTCTGAGCGATTTCCTCACTGGCAGTCGTGGAAGCGCCCCTCATGGACGAATGACATAGTCTTTCCCGGGGGAAGGCAAGACCCGGAAATCCTCGAAGCAGAGTCGGATCTAACCACGGATGAGTTCATGCGCCAGTATGGAGCAGAATTCACCGACAAGACCGGCTCGGTCATGAAGGAATTTGACGAAGACGTTAGCCTTGGTGACTTCGACTACAACCCGGACTGGCCACTCTTCCTTGGTGTGGACTACGGCTTTACTAACCCTTTTGTGGTGCTGTTCATTCAGGTAGGCCCGTTCGGTGAGATCCGAGTAATTCGTGAGTTCCGACGGCAATTGCTCGATACCAAAGAGGTTTGCGAGGATCTCAAGCTCGAATATCCCGGGTTGATCCGGGTAGCCAGGACGATCTATCCTGATCCTGCGGAGCCAGACGATACCCGGACTATGCAGCGGGAGCTACGCATTCCTGCGTATAAAAATACCGGCGGGGAGTTGAAGATTCGTCTTGCGTTGATCCGGCGCGCATTGAAAGTTCAGAATCTCCACCTGCCGGAGGGTGATCCTGAACGTCGTCCGCGTCTTATGATCGACCGAACTCATTGCCAGAAACTGATCTGGGAAATGAGAGAGGGTTATCGTTGGCCCGAACACAAAAAAGAACAGCAGCGGTCAGATTCCGAGAATCCCCTCGACAAAGATAACCACGGAGTCGAGGCATTAGGCCGGTTCTTCCGTGGTTACTTTGGTGCTACCGGTGTCGGTGGATCGTTTGTCTCCACTGCTAACATGAATGGCTGAGGTGAGGAATGGCTGGGGAGTTCACCCCGTACAGCACCGGGGCTGCGTTCTTTGGGCAGAAGCCCGCGTACGTCTCCGACGACTTGGACGCGCAGCGTTTGCAGTCCTATCGCTTGTACGAGCAGCTCTATTGGAATGTGCCGGATATCCTGAAGGTGGCTCTCCGGGGCAGTAACTCGCAGCCCATCTACATTCCCTCCACGCGTACGATCGTGGACACGACAAATCGCTACCTAGGGGCAGACTTTCAGGTCGTAGCGATCAGTGATCCTCGAGTGGCTGGCGGGAGCGCCGATGCTGTTGTAGCGGCTCAGCTGGCCATCGCTGACCTGATCCGGCGCGAGCGATACAAGAGCAAGTTCAACGGTAAGAAGCGATACGGCTTGATCTGGGGTGACTCGATCTGGCACGTGACTGCTGATCCCGATAAGCCCCAGGGCAGCCGGATTTCCTTGCGCGCGCTCGACCCTTCCATGTACTTTCCCATCACGGATGAGGACGACATCGAGACGGTGATCGGGTGCCATCTGGTGCAGCCTACGACCAACGATGCGGGAGATCCCCGTATCCGGCGCTTGACGTACCGGAAGGCCGATAATGGCCGGATCACCGTTGAAGAAGGTCTCTTCGAGGTGGACAAGTGGGAGGACGACACGATCGCTCCCGAGGTTGTCATCCAACTCGTGACCGAACTGCCCGAGCAGATCACCGCACTCCCGGTGTACCACACCAAGAATACGGAGACGCCGGGAGATCCCTTCGGGTCATCGGAGGTCCGTGGTCTCGAGCGCATCATGGGTGCAATCAACCAGACCGTTAGTGACGAGGACTTGACTGCCGCCTTGCAGGGTGTGGGCATGTACGCCACCGACGCGAGCAGGCCGGTAGACCCGGACACCAACAAGCCGACCAACTGGCTGATGGGTCCTGGCCGAGTCATCCACCACGACGGTAAGAGCTTTGACAAGCTCGGCGGTGCGCAGGGAATCGCTGACGTTTATGGAGTGCACTACGATCGGCTCTGGGATGCTCTCTACAACGTCTCTGGTACCCCAGAAATCGCTGTCGGTGCAGTCGATGTGTCTGTCGCTCAATCCGGCGTAGCGCTTCAGCTCCAGCTCGGCCCGATGCTCGCCAAAGCTGGCGAGAAGAATCAACTGCTGGTCGACACCGAGACGCAGATGTGGCACGACATCATGATGATGTGGATGGATGCTTACGAGTCATCCAACTTCGCTGGTGTCGATGTTGTCTGCGTGGCTGGTGATGCGATCCCAGTTGACCGCGTGCAGCGATTCACCGAACTAAACGACATGCTTGACAGGGGGGTTATCGATTCCGACTTCTATCGGAAAGAAGTGGCCAAGCTTGGATATTCCTTCCCCGATGGAATCGGAGCAAAGGCAGACGCTGAGTTCAAGGCCCGCAATGAAGCCCAGCTCGGTACGGCGCAGTTGAACCAGGAGACCGGGCAGAACAATGGTGGTTCCGCAGCCTAGGGGTCCGGAGTTCCGCCGCTATACGATCGTTCAGGCCACCACCGAGGCGGAACTACGGCGCATCCTTGAAGCAACAGCCAAGGCGATCCAGCGACGGATCGCTTCTTTGCCAGTCGGGATCGGTGGCGAGGTTCGGGCTGCACAGCTGCGCGTGACGTTGGCTGCGATCAATGCTCTGGTGCAGACGATGTGGGTCCGGCGGATCAACCCACTGGTGGAACGGGCCATCAAGGACTCATTACAGGCCGCTGAGGACGCCATAGAGACGTTGGAACGCATTGCGTATGCCGGACTGTCAGAACGGGCCGCTGATGCCCTTGTGGCGTCTCTGAGGGCCGCCGGAGCGTCCGGGCTGAAGAGTGATGCTGCTCGTCGTGCTCGAGCGCTGTCCAGGCGCGTGTACTCGAATCGGGCACTAGACGATGGCCGGATCGTTGACATCATCAGGCAAGGACTGATTCAGAATCTCTCGGCGAAGGAGCTTGCCGCAGAGGTTTATCGGTATGTCAGCCCGACAGCGCCGGGTGGATCTTCATATTCGGCTATGCGTCTCGCACGCACTGAGATCAACAATGCCTTCCACGAGCGCCAGAAAGAAGGAGCGAATCGCCCAGGGGTGAAAGCGGTCAAGTGGAATCTGTCGGGATCGCACAAGGTGCCGGACGAGTGCAATGTCTTTGCCGCACACGAGCCATACGATCCTGACGAGGTGCCGGACAAGCCACATCCCAATTGCTTCTGTTATCTGACTTACGTGATGATGTCTTCAGATGATTTCAAGAAAGCGTTGGAACGCGGAGATTTCGACGACGAACTTACGCGACGTACTCAGGAAAACTTGGCAAGGCTTGGTCAGCCGGTTGGAGATGTTACCCCAGTTAGCGTGAGCACCTGGGATAGTGATGCGGGGCTGAAGAGGTTGGCCAAATACAAAGATGGTGATCAGCTAGATGCGTCCACGGTGGGCATTAAAGACCTTTTTGATAGCTTGTCACCCCGAGATGCTAAGGTTCCCCCGAGTGAGATTCGTAAGAAAGGCCCGATTGAGGAAATAGACTTGTCGGGCAGGGTTTTGTTGTCACACCAAGACAAAGCTTCTGTGTCTCGTATACGACATTACCTTAAAGAGGGTATTCCGGGGGGAGATGACAATCTTCCCAATCTCACGATTCTTCCGAGTGGTGCGATAGTCATCAAGGATGGTAACCACCGGATTATTGCTTCACTATTGGCTCGTAGAACTTGGGTTAGGGCCCATGTTCATAGAGTAGAATCGTAAGCTTGGTCAGGGGTCAATCTAGCCGGATCTCGACAAGTGGTAAAGTGGGAGTTCGAAAGCATTACAATAGGCTTAGGGAGCCAATATGAGTCTGCGACTCACCAAGCCGGGCATGCGTTCTGCGAACCTGGCCGGTAAGCGTCACCCCAAGACCGGCGAGTTGTTGACGCCTCTCGGTTACCTAAAGAACGGCACGGCGGTGTGGCCCGTCATGGGTGCATCTTCGGATGACCCTGATGACCCCGAGTACACGCGGGGGGATGACGACGACGAGGACGACGAGGACGACACTGAGGACGATGACACCGAGGATGAGGAAGAGGATGACAAGTCCAAGTCCCGGAAGTCGTCCAAGAAATCCAAGTCGGACGAGGACGACGACGCGGATGACGACGAGGACTCACGTGTTCGCAAGGCATCGCAACAGGCTAAGCGATACCGGCTCGAGCTTCGCAAGGTTCAGGCGGAACTGACCGAGCTGAAGCGAGCCAAGGAGGACGAGGGCAAGAAGCCCGACGAGATCGTGTCGCGTGACTTGACCGAGGCACGATCGACCATCACGAAGCTGACCGATACCAACCGAGAACTGATGGCTCAGATAGCTTTCTTCCGAGCCAATGTCGTCGACTGGGTCGATCCTTCCGACGCGTTCACCCTGGCTCTGAACTCCGGCATTCTCGATGACGCGGTTGACGAGGATGGTAACGTGGATGCGCGCGAACTCCGGCGTGGTCTTCGTGAACTCGCCAAGCGCAAGCCCCACCTCGTCAAGAAAATCGAGGACGACAAGAAGGCCCGTGGTCGTCGCTCCACGAAGGACGAAGACGAGGACGAAGACGACGAAGATGAGGAAGAGGAGCCGCGCTCCACTCGTCGGTCGGCAAGCACTCAGAACGGCAGGCGGAAGGGATCGGGCTCCACCACCAATCGAGCTGCGCTCGCGAAGCGGTTTCCGGTTCTCAACAAGTTCTGACGTTCACTCTCCGGCAAGGTCTGTGGCCTAACGGAATCGCAGAACAAAAGGGCTACGTTCCCAAATACGAAGGGAGTGGACGTGAGCCGAATCGACAAGTATGCCCCCAATTCGGGTGGCTTTCGTGCGCCGCTGAATGCGGCTTGGAATGCCACCTCGGGACCGTCGGGAGTCTCGGACCTCAACCGGGTGATCGTGGTCGCCCTCAATGGGTCGGGCAAGCTCATCAAGGCCACCACGGCGGCAGCGGCCGTCGGTGTGGTTTGTCTGTCCTCGGCCAAGGCGGCGGGTGACATTGTGGACGTGATGACCAGCGGCGAGATCGTGGAGCTGGATGCCAACGACATCCAGGGAGCCACGACTCCGACGGCGGGGACGAAGTACATCCTCGACACCACGGCGAGCCGTCTCGCGGCCCAGGGTACGCCCGCTGCGGGCACCAACGTCTTCTATGTCGGAACGACCGTCGAGGCCACG